TGGCACAAGGCATTGCACCTAACTACTGGCTAACCGCAACTGACTATAAAAAATGACTGATAATCAATTAAATAACTTTAATTATGAAAGTTTGCGGAATATGTTTTAAAAATAGTTTACTTGATAAAAAGAAATTTACTCTTAAGAGAAACATTAAAAAGTTTTTTAAATTAGAAGAAGTTTGTATTGAATGTATGGAAGAGTTAGAAAATAAATCTTCTGTTTTAATGAAAGAATATTCTAAATTTAAGAATAAAGGTATTTATTTATCTCAAGGTAAAATGACTTTAGTAAAAAGTAGTCATTACACAGGATGAAGTTTTTTAGATTAGTAATTGGGGCCTGCCAGGTTTTGAATCGTTTGATTAATAATTAACAAGCAAGTAACGCATTGTCTAATAGTATCAGCGTTTAATAAATTATCAGATAACCGAGTATTTGGCAACAAAGACTCAAGCCTTGGATCTATCCAAGACCTTAAGTACGCTCTAGCTAACAATATGTTAGCAAAGACACAAGTTGAGGAACTTGTGGCTGCTTAACGGTAGATAACTACCTTAACTCCCAAATTCAACTTATGGTTATTAGGAGGATAATCAATTAGAACATAAGTGTTGTCAGTACAACTGAATATCCTGTATTAGGAGAAAAATAAATACTAAACTTGTAGAAAATTAATTAATAACTTATGATAACGAGGGTTCGATTCCCTCCAGGTCCACTATTGTAAATAGAGAGTGAAAAAAAGGCTTAATAGAGTCTATAGTTTCATAAGTGCTCTCTAACCTTGTCGTTTAGGTTTTCATTCACTTATGAGACATCTATTTTTAACATTTAAAACAAATAAACTATGCAAAACAAATATGAATTTAAAGTAGGTGATTTAGTAGAAAGATATAAAGGTGGTCCTAATGCAGGTAAACAAATTTATGAGCCTTTTGTTATTTCAAGGATTGTATCAGGGTTTCGAATTTTATTCGACGACAACGGTAGAGGGCATTATTATGAGAATCTAAGACTAGTTACATCTAAATCAGAAATTAATAACGATTATAATATATTTTAACTATGACAAAACAAGAATTTCAAAGAATATTAAATGAAGTAAAAACAGGAACAAGATATGAAGCTAACCTAATGAAAGGTGTTTATATTGAAGGTAAGATATATATGAGTAAAACTAAATTTTATTTATGTCATAATTCACCAGAGGCTTCTGGTAGTATAGCTCCAGATAGATTAGGATATAAAAGATCATGGGTAGTAAGCGATACTAATTGTAGTAGTACTTTAAAATCCATTAAGATATTTGAAAACAATTATGAAATTATAAATAATTATTCAATATTTTAACTATGACATTAGAAGAAGCACAAAGTTTAGGACCAGATGATATTATTGAAGTGGCTAATACAAAATCAAATAGAATATTAAATGACTGTCATGTTAATCATAGTAATTTACTTTGGAGTGAAAAGAAAAATGATGGTTCTATTAGTAAAGGGCATAGTTGGCCATATAGAGATATCAACTTAATCAAAAAAGTATATAATGGTATTAATAATAACTATTCAATTTTTTAATTAATAAACAATAAACAATAAATAATATGAGTAACAAAGAAAACTTACCAATGCAAAACATTCCAGATGTTTTAACAAAAATTGATCAAAAATTAGCTGACCTTAAGAAAGTAACTGATAGTGTATATAAAACATCAGGAGCTTTAGGGAATGGGTTTGGTGATATTAAAACTGAAATGAAAATTCAAAATTTAATTGGTCTTTATTCATCTATCTGTGCTAAAGAAAAAGCATATGAGCAAGCAGCTAAAGATTTAGAATTAAATCCATATCCTGAATTTTCAGTTAATGGATTTACATCATCTGATTGCAAAGAAGATATTAAACTGCGTATTAATATCTTAAGTCATCAAGAACAATTGGACAAATTAAATAAAGCTAAAGAATTAGTATCTAAATTCTTAAGTGAAGAAGATCAGAAGCGTATTGCTTTAGAACAACTTAAAGATATTTTAGGTTAATAATAAAAATAGGAGAGATGTAACAGTCTCTCCTTTTAAATAAAATATAATGACTAAAAACAAATTTGGAGTAGATAAGAAAAGATTATTAAATGATAAGCAATATGCTGCATTTAATAAGTTTTACGATGAATATAAGGATTTATCCTTAGAAGAATTAAAGACTACATGGGCAGGATTTAAGAATCCTCCAGGTGGAGTTAAAAAGATGGCTTTGTTACAATTAGCTAATGATAAGATGGCTGCTATTAGAGAGCAGACTATGAAAGAAGCGGCTGAAGCTATAGAGCCTATTAGAGAAGAAATTAAACAAGAAAAAGATGCAGAACAATCAGATATGGGTGTATGATATTGAAACTTTAGCATCTTGTTTTACATATACAGCCATTAATATAGATACACAAGAAATAGTTCAATATGCTATACATAAAGATAGAGATGATTCTGTTGAATTCTTAGAACATTTAGATCAAGATTGTAAAGGTCATATAGGATTTAACAATCTTAATTTTGATTATCCTATTATACATAAAATATTAATGGTTGCTCCTACTAATACATTAGATATTATAGATTTAGCTTATAATGAAGCTCAACGTATTATACAAGATCAATCTCAATTTGGAACTTCTATTAAACAAACTGATATTAGAATACCACAATTAGATTTATTTAGAATGTGGCATTTTAATAATAAAGCTCGTAGAACTAGTCTTAAAGCTTTACAAATAAGTATGAATTATCCTAATGTATTAGATATGCCTATAGATCATACTAGAAATGATATAAGAGTAGAAGAAATTAAAGATATACTTGAGTATAATTTAAATGATGTTTTATCTACATATGAGTTTTATAAATTATCTAAAGATAAAATAAAATTACGTAAGGATTTAAATATTAAATATAATTTAAATTGTATTAATTTTCCTGATAGTAAGATAGGTGAAGAGCTTGTTTTGAAGCTTTATAGTGAAACTATTGGTCAGGATAAATATGATATTAAACAATTAGGTACAACAAGAACTCAAATTGATTTAGGTAAGTGTATATTCGATTATATATCATTCGAAACTCCTGAATTTAATAAAATATTAGATAAATTTAAAAATACTGTAATAATTGAAACTAAAGGTTCTATTGAAGAATCTGTTATATATAAAGGATTTAAATATGATTATGGTTCAGGAGGAATACATGGTTGTATTAAAGCAGGTGTATATGAATCTGATAATGACTATGTTATTATAGATGCAGATGTAGCATCACTTTATCCAAGTATAGCTGTAGTAAATAAGCTTTATCCTCAACACTTAGGTATAGAATTTTGTAATGTATATGAAGGTATACTTAAACAACGTATAGAAGCTAAGAAAGCTGGTAATATGACACTATCAGATGGATTTAAGCTTAGCTTGAATAGTGTGTATGGTAAGAGTAATGATAAGTATAGTTTCTTATTAGATCCTGAATATACAATGAAAACTACATTAAATGGTCAATTAATGTTATCTATGTTAGCTGAAAAGCTAGTTACTAAAATAAATTCTATACAAATGCTTCAGATAAATACTGATGGTTTAACTGTAAAAATACATAAAAAAGATTTAGACAATTACTATTGGATATGTAATGATTGGCAAAGTTATACAAACTTAAGTTTAGAATTTATTGAGTATTCTAAAATGATCATTAGAGACGTTAACAACTATTTCGCTGTTAAAACTGATGGTAAATGTAAGTATAAAGGTGCTTTTGAAATAGATAAGGAATTACATAAGGACAATTCATTTAGAATCATACCTTTAGCTTTGAGTGATTATTTTATTAAAGGTATATCAATAGAAGAGACTATTAAGAATCATAAGAATATATATGATTTTTGTGGTAGACAAAAGTTTACTAGTGAATCTTATGGGGAAACTCATGAATTAGCACATAAAAATGGACAAATCTATAACAAGATAACTAAACAACAGAAGAATGTTAGATACTATATATCTGACAGTGGAGTTACTTTTGTTAAACAATACAGTAAAGGTAGTTCTGAATTTATACATAAAGGTTATAGAGTACATATATTCAATAAATATGAAAAGTTATCAAATTATCATATAGATTACCAATTTTACATTAAAGAATGTAATAAAGAGATTAATAATATTATAAATAAACAATTAGAATTATTTTAAAATGAAAGTAGGAGATAAAGTTAGAGTATTAGGTATCTTTGGTGAAGAAAAGATATCTGAAGAATATGTAGGTAAAATAGGAACTATAAGAAATATTGAGGATGGAGAAGATTATCCATATGATGTTACTTTTGCAGATTATGATAGTTCAAATTTTAATGAAGAAGAACTAGAAGTTATTAGTAAAGGTGGTTATCCACCTTTAGGAGCTATAGTTAAAGTTAATAATGATTATTATATTACTGACTTAAAAGGATTAACTGGTAAAGTAGTTACAAATGATGGAGGAGTTGCTTTTGCAGTAATGAATGATTTGAATGGTCTTCATAGTTTGTCAGGTTTATTAAGTAGTCCATCTGGTAGATATTTTACTAATGATGATGTTGATATAGTTTACTATCCAGAATTAAATAAAAAACAAGAAAATATGAATGAAGAAATAGAAAGAGCAATTAGAGAAGGAGAACAAGCTATGAAATTAGCTAAAACTGAAGAATATGGTTTAAAATCAACGACTCTATCCTCATATATAGGAGATGTTAAACCTACATTAGGTAACTTAAGAAAAAGATTTAAGGTTGTAGGTTTCATATCTACCTCATTAAAAAGTACAATTTAATAAATAAAATCACCACACCTAAATAATATAAAAAACAAGAAAAATGGCAGAGACCGTAAAATTGATTGATATCCTATCTAAGGATGAAAAAGAAGAGAAAAAAGCAGAATTAGCAATCGCTGTACAGCGTGCTTCATTACAAGTAGCTACAGACGAATTAACTGCTAAATCACGTTTAGCAGATGCTAATAATCGTTATAATAAAGCACTTAAAAGTTTACCATTTAATCCTGCTGCAGTGATTAATGCTAAACGTGATATCGTTGATGCACAACAAGATATCAAAGATTTAGAAGAACTAAAAGGGTTGTTCTAGTAAATATGGGCAGGGAAACCTGCCCTTTTTTAATAATAATAATAAAAGAAAGATATGTCAAGAAAGATAAAAGTAGTAAATCCAAGTACTAATCAACCAATGGATATTATGACAGATGTTACTACATGGGGAGCGTTAATTCCAGTATTAAATGCTAATGGAATTACAACTGCTAATATGAAGGGTATTGTAGCAGAAAATAAAAATTCACTAGAAGCTGAAGGAGCATCATTACCAGAAGGTGATTTTACTTTGTATTTGTTTACTAGTAAAAATAAAGCTGGGAAAAATGTTAGATTATAAGAAAATATTAGCTTATAAGGTTTCTGATCTTATTAAAGACTTGTTTGAAGCGGAAAAACCTCAAGAAGTGGTTGATGCTATTGATTGGCATACGGAAGCTTTAGAAGAAATTAGAGCAGAAATTCTGGAAGATGAAGATTCTTCATCAGAAGTAGAAACTGAATATGAAAAACTAAAAAGAGAGCTAGGTCAATAACCTAGTTCTCTTATATTAAATATAAAATATGGATAAAATAAGAATAGGAATATATCAAAATCAATTGAGTCTATATGATGAAAATTCAAGTAATTTATATCAGATTACAGATATTAATATTGATAGTAATACTTTTGAATATTTAGATACTACATTTTCAATAACTGGGTTTGAAGATATTGATGTAAATGATGAACTGTTTAAAGAAGAAATATCAAAAATTAAGTTTTTATATTTTGAATATAGAGAATTAGAACAAAAAGCACAAGACGCTTCTAATAACTTTTATTGTCATGAGGTTTCTGAAACTGTTTTAAATAATATTAGACAACTTAGACATAAACCATTAGTTTCAGCAGCTGATAATATATACAATCTTACTAAAAATGTATATGGTGAAAATGCTAAATTAGTTATCAATTATTCTGAAAATTCTTTTTCTATTTATATACTATATCCTGAAATAACAATTTCTAATAATATTGGACATAGTAGAGTATTAAAAGATATTGTTGTTCGCATTATTTTTCATTATAGAGATAATAAATATGTAGTAAAAGATACTATTCATGGAACAAGGTTTACTATTGGTTCTATGGAGAATTCTTCTGACTATGTCCATTCTCATCTTCCTAAACGTAAAGATATAAATTTTAGTAAATTTTGTTTAGGTGCTACTGAAATAGCAGCTTTAAATATGGATTTATGTCTAAGTGATAAATATACAGATACTAAATATAATTTATTTTTGTATATGATAGATAACTATTTAAGACATGAGTCTCTTGAAGGAGTTCCATACATACCTTTATCACAAATTAAAGATAATAGTAATATCTATGAACTAAATGGGTCTATTATAGATAGTTTAAAAAAAGCTAGTCTTAAAGAGTTTAATGTATTATATAATGATTCTCTTTGTAAATTTATAATTAAGAGAGATAAAGTTTTAGTAGATGAAATTATAAAACATTTATTATCAATAGGATATAAAAATAAAGATTTTATGGTTTATTTTAATAATGGATTAGAGTTTAAGATAGATTATAAAACAGCAGTTACTAATAGAAGATTAGTAATAAATAGTAGCGTAGAACCAATATGTTCTTTATTTAATATAATACCATCTTTATATGATGATTATGGTGATAGAGAAGCTTCTGAACAAACTTTGTCTAATAAAATATTAGATATTGTTTGTGAGAAATTAGAAAAAGAAATAAATAATTATTATATTAATAAATATGCAAATAGTTGAATTTAAAAGTAAATCTAAATTAATAATATCAAAAGAAGTATTAGCACAAGTTTCATATCTTCATCATAAAGTTGGAAATATAGAATGGAGTGGTTTGATATTTTATAAGATAGTATCTGGAGATATTACAGAACCATCTAGTCTAGTACTAAGATGTGAAAGATTATATCTTATGGATATAGGTAGTGCAGCATATACAGAGTTTTCACCTGATTCAAGTATAATTGATTTTTATACTAAATATCCGGAAGCTGCAGATATGAAATGGGGAATGCTCCATACACATCATGATATGAAGGCATTTTTTAGTGGAACAGATAATGATGAGCTGATATCTAATGCTGATGCACACAATTTCTATTTATCTCTGATAGTTAATTTCTTAGATGGAGGTAATTTTTGTGCTAAAATAGGCATAATGGCTGAAATAGAAACTAAATATTCGTTTAAGAATGGTTTAGATTTTAAAGGATTAAATGATCCTAAAAAACCAACAACTAAACAATTATTAACAATTAATTGTGAAATTGAATATGATGTTGACTCATTTGATGCAGATAGATATACAGCAATCAAAACTAAGAAATTAGAGAAGTCATTTAAACACTCACAACAAGAATTGTCACCTGTGTACTCTTTTAATAAAGATAAACAGACAAGTTTTAATTTTGGTGAGGATTATAAGGATGTTAAATATATACCTAAAACACCTAAAGAAATTGAAGAGTATTTAGCAAAAGCTATATCATTAGATTATAATTGTAAAGATCCTTTAAAGATTGTTCTAGATAATTTACAGATAGAGGCTACTAAGTATGGAGAACAGTTTGATGATATATATGGTGATTCGTTTGATTATAATTTAGATGGTGCTTATTATACTGCATTTCAAACACCATTACTTACAGAGCATCATAATCAATTCTTTAGACAATGTATCTTATTTTTAGATAAATATAGAATGTCAGGATATACTTTTTATGATCTTCTTATTAATGTACTTGAAATGTATGTTGATATTCAAGAAGTTCCTAAAAATAATAAGAAAACACATATATTTTCAGGTATTAATAATAGTTTAGATAAACAAATAGAAAAATGGAACAACAAACAGAAGAAATCAAAAAAGTAGATTTAAGAAAAGCCAGATTTTCAAATGCTCCTTGGTTTGATAGGGTACAAGCATCAAATGCTATAATAGGTGGTGCTGGTAATATTGGATCTTGGGTATCTTTATTTCTTGCTAGACAAGGTTGTAGTATATATGTATATGATTTTGATTTTGTAGACGAATCTAATATAGCTGCACAGTTATACCCTGTATCTGGTATTGGAAATCTCAAAACAGAAGTTTTATCTGAAACATTATCAAATCTTGTTAATTCTGACATTGAATTTTCAGGTAAATTTACAGCATTAGAAAGATTTGAAAAAGGATCAATGATAGATAAGTATTGTTTTTCATGTTTTGATAATATGGAAGCAAGAAAAGCATTATTTGAATCTTGGGTAGATTTATATAGTACTTCTGAAGATGCTATATTTATAGATGGTAGATTATTAGCAGAAATTGGACAAGTATTCTTTGTTACTAAAGATAGAATAGAACAATATAGAGCTACTTTATTTAGTGATGCTGAAGTAGCTTTAGAAGACTGCGCTTACAAAGGTACTACACATTGTTCAGCTATTATAGCTGGTTTAATGGTTAGTGGTTTTAATAATTTCTTAACCAATTTGGATAATAAAGTCAGAGATTTGCCATTTAATATAGATTATCAGTTACCATTATTTAATTTTGATATAAAATCATGAATTTAAGAAATATAACTCTTGGTAGTGAGTTTGAAACAAGAGATAGTGATTATATAATACCTACTTTATCTAGACAATATACTCCTGTATGTACATTGAAGAGATTAAATTATACTTATTATAGAGAAACTCATATTGATAAATATCATATAACAAAAAATAAAGATATAAAAGATAGTACAGTTAAAATAAACTCTTCAATAATAAATGATAATATATTATATTGTAAATCTAAAAGAGAAGTTTTTGATAAAATTCTTTATTTTTTAACTGATTATGAAGAATATATGCTTTCTAGTGAAAGATATGAAGTTCCTAGTAGATATTTAAATTATCTTCATCAAAATAGGATAATTAATTTGTTTATTAATGATAATAATATATCAAGAAATTCTTATTCTATAGTATCTAATATTTCTAATAAATTTATTATAAATAAAGGAACTATTTTACTTATTAAAAATAATAAAGTTATCCCAATATTCATGTTGATGATAAAAAATCAGTATATCCATGATTTTAAAGTAGCAAATACTCTTGATCTGGATATAGATAATTCACAATTTGAATTTTGGATTAATAAAGATTTAGAAAAACTTTTAGAAGAAAAAGAATATAGATTGTTTACTAAGTTGATAAATAGTATTAAAGATAATGATATTAAATGTATTGTTAAATCAGGTATAACTGAATTATCTAATCAGATCTTTTTACCTAAATTATCAACAATTTCAGATAGGATAGAATGGTTAGATTCTGTAAAGAAAGAATATCTTAATTATAGTATTGGAACTGATTATCCTGTAAAAGAATATGATATTATTGTACCTAAAATAGAGGATTGTGATATGAAATTCAAATCTCGTAATTTAAATAATCTTATTAAAGGGAATAATAAGAGTATACCTAAACAAAAGAAAATTAACAAATTTCAATTAGTATAACATGAGAGAAATAATACAACAACAAGCCTTCAGTGCATGGGCTGCTAATCCAAGATCAGTTCTTGAGATAGCTACAGGTGTAGGGAAGACTAAAATAGCTATTATGGCTATAAATGCTGTTGTAGATAAATTCCCTGATGCTAAAATACTAATAATAGTTCCTACAGAACTAATACGAGATAAAGTCTTTCCTGAAGATTTTGCTAAATTCGGGAAAAGTAATTTACTAGCAAATTGTACTATAGAGTGTATTCAGACTGTTTATAAATGGACAGATACTGAGTGGAAACTTGTAGTATGTGATGAAATTCATAATTATTTACCTAAAAATGGTGAAACTAATTATGAGTATTTTAAGTTCTTTGAAAGAAATGTTTATCAATATTTTCTAGGTCTTAGTGCAACGATTGATGATTCTTTAAAATTGTTCCAACATAAATTGGGACCTACAGCATTTAGATATACTATTTCACAGGCTGCAAAAGATGGTGTGGTGTCAGCTTTTAAATTTGTGAATTATGCAGTATCTTTAACTGAAGAAGAAGAAAAAGAATTAAAAGTAGTACAGAGAAATTATAACTATTATGAGCATCTATTAGGCGGTCCTTATGAAGCATTTCATAATGCTGTCATGTATAGAAGTAACGGTACTGAAGAACAAAAGATTCATGCAAATATATTTTATGGCTGTATCAAGAAGCGTAAGTCTATATTAGACAAAGCTTATAATAAAATAATAATAGCCAGACAAATTATAGATTTGTTTCCTGAATCTAATGGTATATTATTTTCTGCAGATATAGATCAGTGTGAGAAGTTGATTTTAGGTAGAAATGATAGTATAATCTATCATTCTAAACTTAAAAAGAAAGAAAGATTAGCTGCAATATCTGCATTAGAAGATGGTAGAACCAGAATAAGGTTTATTAGTACTGTTAAGGCGTTAAATGAAGGTGTATCTATAAATAATCTGGAAGTTGGAATACAGTTGGCTGGAAACTCTAAATCCAAAGACTTAGTTCAACAGACTGGACGTATTTGTAGGTATGTAGAAGGGAAGAAGCCTTTTATGATTAGATTATATATTCAAGGTACTCAAGATGAGAAATGGCTTAGAAAATCACAAAAAGATTTTGATAAATCTTCAGTCTATTGGATAAATTCAATAGATCAATTAATAACAATTAAAAACTTATAAAACTATGTCTAAAACAATAAACCCAGATGATGTGCCTGAAAAGGTCTTAAAAGAATACATTAGTAATATACAAGCAATTTATAATTATAAGAGTATTTCATACAAGAAGATAAAAATTGAATTAAAGGGATTATATGGGATTGACGTTGATATAGATAGGATAGAAGAAAATTGTGAGGCAGACGAGCAAGCTGCAGATCTTGCTCAGCAATTTAAAAATTTAGGTATAAGATGTTAATAGAATTTAATGTTAATCAATTGATAGTTAACAAACTAACTTTTGAGGAATATTTCTTACTATTTTGCATTAAGTATTCTCACGAAGGAATCTTAATAAGTTATGTAAAAAATGTATCACAATATCCAGACGAGGTTTTTGAAAAATTACAAGAACAAGGTTTCTTGAACTATGCTCGTAATGAAAATGGTGATATATTATTTCGTTCTTTGAAATTAGGAGATAAAGCCGTAACTTTATTTCCTTTAAATAACCAAAGTTTTGAGGTATGTTTTGCTGAATTAAAGCAGACATACCCCAAAAAGTTTGGGGAAAGAGTATTACATTTAGATAATGCTAGATGTATAGAGCTTTATAAAAAAGCTATTATTAATAATGGTGTTGTTGATTTGGAAAAACATAATCTGATTATAAAATGTATAAAATTAGAGGTAGAAAAGAGGACCAATACTGGTCAATTAAAGTTTATGCAAGCTCTACCTACATATTTACATCAGAAGAATTGGGAACCATATATTGATGAACTTAATAATAGTACAACAGAAGAAGATATAGATGCAATATGACATTTGAAGAAAGAATACAAGCAGGACTTGATGGAAAATATCAAGGGCTTAATAATGGGTTGGGTCGTATAAACAAATATATCTTTGGAGTACAAAGAGCTTGCTATACACTTTTAGGTGGATTATCAGGTAGTGCTAAGACAACATTAGTTGATTTTATACTTATAAATGCTTTAGAAGATGCAATGAGTAAAAATATTCCAATAAATATTTTTTATTATTGTTTAGAAATTGATGAAGCTAGTAAGCGTGCTAATTGGTTATCTGTTCTAATATACAAGAAATATGATATTATCATTTCTCCTGAAACTATCAAAGGACTTGGTGATAACAGATTAACTGAAGATCAACTTAAAATAGTCACTGATGAGTTACCCAATTTAAATATTCTATTTAGTAAGATTACCTGGTTTTTTGAAGCCACTAACCCTACTGGAGTATATCATACTATATGGAAACATATGGAAGGTAGAGGTACTTTTGAAAAAGAAGGTTATACGGATTCTGATGGTAAACCTCAGTTTAGAATTATAAGATTCGTACCTCATAATTCTGAAGAATACAATATAGTTGTTGGGGATCACTTAGCTTTATTTAAAACTGAAAGGGGGTTTACGTTGAAACAAAATCTTGATAAGCTTTCTGAATATAGTATTACATTACGTAATCTATTTAAGATAACGTTCTTTTGGTTACAACAATTCAATCAGGGCCTTAGTTCTGTAGAAAGATCTAAATATAAAGGTGTTGATATTTCTCCTCAACAGAGTGACTTTAAAGACAGTACAACTCCATATGCTGATGCTGATATAGTTTTAGGACTAATGAATGCATATCAAATGGATATGGATATTTGTCTTGGTTACAATATTAATAAAAAGGATAACGGATACTCTTTATACAATAGATTTAGAATGCTTAAAGTAGTAAAGAATAGGCTTAGTAGGGATAATGTCAAAATAGGACTATTATTCTTAGCTGAAGCAGGTAGTTTTGAAGAATTACCAAAACCTACAGATATCACACAAGCTGATAAAGATAGGTATAACAAATTAATAACAGATAGATAAGATGGCAAAGGTTACTATAGTCTGTGGGGATACTGGCACAGGTAAATCAACTAGTATTAAAAATCTTAATCCTTCTGAAACATATATCGTTAATACATTAAATAAACCACTTCCTTTCAAGGGATCTAAAGGTATATATAATGAATCTAAGAAGAATACAAAAGCTACTGATAGTTATCAGGATGTTGGTAGTATTCTTAAAGGTATTAATGAACAAGCTCCTCATATAAAGAATGTGATTGTGGATGACATAGGTTTTGTAATGACTACAGAATTATTTGCTCGTTCTAAAGAAACAGGATATGGTAAGTTTGTAGATATTGGATTACATATGCAGCAACTTCTTTCTTATGCTAAAAACATGAGAGAAGATTTGAATGTTGTTTTTGTATTCCATGAAGAAGATGATGTTTCTGATAGAATTAAAGTTGGAAAAAAATTAAAAACAATTGGTGCAATGCTTGAAGATAAATACAATCCATTAGGAGTTGTAACTTGTGCATTGTTTACTAATGTAGCATATGATGATAAAACAGGTGATGCTAGATATAGCTTTATTACTAATCGTACATTGAAAAATGGTTTAGTAATTCCAGCGAAATCACCTCAAGGGATGTTTGATTCTCTTGAGATACCAAATGATTTGTCTATAGTATTTAAAGCTATGGATGAATATTATAATTAATAATAAATAAAATAAATATATGATTCAAATATCAAAGAAAGAGTTAACTGAAATGGTTAACAGTGGAAAGAAGAAAGAGGAGATTGCTTCTAAATATAACTTAACAAACGCTGCAACAACACGTTTGTTAAAAGATGCTGGTTTAAAGATTAAAAAAACTCATAAACCAACATTTACTTTAGTAGATGATACTACTGTAGTTACAGAAAATGCAAGTCCTCTTAATGTTTAATTAATAAAGTATATATAATGTTTGATTTTAAAGATGCTCAAGAGAGCAAAAATACATATTTAAGTCCTGGTGTTCATACAGTTAAGACTACACAGATTATTAGTGATGTTGCTCCTAAAACTGGAGCTCCATTTATTGAATGGTCTATTATAGATAAAGCTGGATTAGTTTCAAGTAATCGTTTTTATCTTAACACTACTGTAAAAGAAGGTAGCGAGAAAAGTGCTTGGGATATTACAAAACCAGCTATTGTTAATGTAATTGCTGCAATTAATAATATTAGTTTTGAAGAAGCTAAGGCTAAGTTGCCATCTGCATCTAGTCCTGCTGAATTATCTGCAGAATTAGCTAAAATGACAGTTAATAAAGCTTTTGATGTTCGTTTAAATGGTAAAGAAATTCAAGGTCAGAATGGTAAGAACAATTGGATTAAGGCAGAATTTAATTTTGCTAAAGGTACTGTTGCTCCTGCTGGATCTAATTCTTTAACATTTGATGAATCTAAGCATGTTAAAAGGTTAGTTGCTCCATCAACTCCTGGTATTAATACTACTGGTGCTGATATGAATTGGTAATAAATAATTAAAATGTGGTAGGGGGTTTGCAGTTTGCAGTATTTGCAGTGTTTGCTCCTTACCATATTTTTATAAAACTTCATATATGTTTGATTTTAGCAATGCTGAACTAGATATTACAAAGGAAGAGATTTTAGCTAAAATATCTGAATATCAAATATTTAAGTATTATTGTAGAAATTTTGAAGAATTGGATAAATCCTTTTTAAGTGAATTTTATCTGGATTCTAATCCTTCTTGTCGTATTTATATAAATAACAATAATAATCTTTATTATAAAGATTTTGGAACAGGAGAACATTTAAGTTGTTTTGATTACATTTGTAAAAAGTATAATATAACTTATTATGAATGTTTACGAGTAATATCTAATGATTTTAACATTAGAAGTATCAAAGTCAATGTAGAACCTTCTCTGATAGTATCTAACGATGTTCTTAATATACCTGTAAAACCTCGTATAAAGAGTCATATAGAGATTGTATCACAGAATTATACGATAACAGATGCCAGATATTGGTCTAAATACCATATTCCTCTTCAAATGCTTGAAGATTATGATGTTTTTAGTGCCAGATTTGTATATCTGCATACTTCTAAAGGGTCTACAGTATTTGAATATAAGAAGTCAAATCCTATTTATGCTTATCGTTTTGTAGGAGATAATAAATATTCTTATAAAATATACTTTCCTTTAGCTGAAAGGAAATATAAATGGTTATTTAGTGGTGGTAGTAAGGATGATATTGAAGGGTTTGATAATTTGGATATGTCAGGAGAATACCTTATATTGACTAAATCACTTAAAGATTGTATGGCATATAGGTTATTTGGAATAAATGCTATAAGCTTACAAGGTGAGGCAAATAAACTTTCATCAGAACTTGTTCAGAAAATACTTAAAAGATATGATAAAATCATACTTAATTATGATAATGATGACCAAGGAATTAAATCTGCTGCTTCTTTAACTCAACAATATGGCTTTAGTAGCTATATATTTGATGAATCTAAAGATTTAAGTGACCTTATTAAAGATAAGGGTATAAGATTTGCTAAAAAAACATTAGAAAATAAATTAGGAGTTAAATTAAAAATGAATAAAAAATATGAGTAAAATTAAAGTGGGTTTTGAGATAACAGACTCATGGAATATAGAGGCTTTTCGTAATGTAATTTATACTCTTAAAAATAAGCCTCAAGAGATGAATAAAAAGTTGGAAGCTGGAGATGTTGAATTATTTCTGGTTTCTACTGATGATAGTTCATTTTATATATGGTCAGTTAGAGATATTATAGGATTAGATGCATCTCATGCTTTCAATTCTCCTACAATAACTTCTAAATTGAACACTATAAATAATGAAGGAATACAAATATTTCTTGATAACTTACAAAATACTGTTATGCAGATAGATGAATTATCTTTAACTGCAGATGGTATATTGGTTGATTATAAAATGGATGGGTTTAATTTAAATCCTAAGTGGTATCAGCAGTTACAAGAGAAACTAAATAAATTGGTTGATGAAAGCTGTTAAAGCAAAAAAGAAGAGAAATCCTTTTAGGGTTGGTGGAGTTAAGATTAAGAATGCTAAGAAGAAAGTTGTAGATGGAATAAAGTTTAAATCTTCATTAGAAGCCTTTTGTTATACTCAATTAAAACATAATGGTTTTAAAGATTTCCAATATGAAGGTCATAAATTTATATTACAAGATAAATTTGATTTTCCTTTGTTAAGTTGGGAACTGCAAAGTAAGAAGGTTAAAGGTAAAATTATTAAAACTTTTGGACCAGATTCAATGAAAATCAGAGCTATTACTTATACTCCTGATTTTGTATGTATTGATAAGGATAGAAAGGGTTGGATAATTGAAACTAAAGGTTTTGAAACAACTGATTTTAAGATTAAATGGAAAATGTTTAAGAAACTTTTAGCTGATCATCAGTTTCAAGTGGATTTATATGTTCCAAATACACAAGAAAATGTACTTAATACTATTAATTTAATTAAAAAAAGGAGGGAATTATGATTTTATTATTATCATGCTTAAGTTTATTTATAACTTGTTTTTACATCATGTCTGTTGTTACTGGTGATTTCTTTAAATATCTAGCTGGTTATATAGTTGGTGAACAAAGAAGGTTTTATGGGATTATGAGTTATGTGGAAGTAGCTCTTATTATTTTAACTTTATTTACCTGTGAAAGAGGAAGTCAATCCATGATTTTTATCTTTGTATTATTAGGATGGTTACTTAGTTGGGCTATATTTGTACCAGCATATGATATGTATTCAGATAAAAGGAAAGGATATTTATTTATATGGGTTGCTATTTGTATATACTCAATTATAACTATTATAAATATTAATGAAACTTATCTATGGATAAAGACGATTTAATTCAACGTATGTTTGAAGTATTATTTGTAATAATAACAATCTTAGCTTTATATGGATTGTTTTCATTAAAATACAATCTTCCAACACCATTTAAAGAAAAACCTGTTGAGAAACCTATCATTATTAATGATACTTTTTCAGAGGATTTACTAATGATGGAGATAAAAGATGCTGAAATAAAATATCCTGATATAGTTTTAGCGCAAGCTAGACTAGAAACAGGTAACTTTAAATCTGATTATTTTAAAGAGCGTAATAACCTTTTTGGCTTTAGGGCTAAAAATGGTTATATGCACTTTAAAGATTGGAGAGAATGTGTATTATTTTACGCTGATTGGCAAAAAAAATATTATAAATCAGGTGATTATTATGCTTTCCTAGAAGATATAGGATATGCAGAAGATCCTACCTATATAAGTAAAGTAAAAAGATGTATAAAGTTGAGACATGGGTTTTAAAAGATATAACTAAAGTTCTAGATGGTTTTAATAAACCAGTTAGAAGTAAAAATTTAAATAAAAGGATTGCTTTGGAGAAAAAAGCTATCAAATTGTCTAAACTTATTAAAGCTAATTATACAGAAGTAAGTATATGAAAATAGCTGTAATAGATTTAGATTCCGTAATGTTTAGCTGTGGTCATCCTAACAAAGTGTTAGATGATAAAGGTGAACCTATTAAGGAAAATGGTAAATTTGTATATATAGATAAAACTGAAGATGAGTTAAAAGATAGTGTTCATTATTGGATGAATAATATTTTAACTAAATCTGAGGCTACCCATTATGTTCCTTTTATTAAAGGTAAGGGTAACTATAGATATGAAATAAAAAGTGATTATAAGGCTAATAGACCTAAAGAATCCCCTAAATGGTGGGCTTTTACAAAAGCTTACTTTATTAGTGAATTTGGTGCAATTCCTGTAGATGGTATAGAAGTAGATGATGCAGTAAATATCACAAGACTCTCTCTACCAGATTCTTTCATTTGTGCTATAGATGGAGATTTATTAGGTTTAGAAGGATGCCATTATAATTGGAGAAAAGAAGAGTGGGTTACCACAACTGCAGTAGATGCTGAATATAAGTTTTGGAAAGATATGATTTCTGGTCAATCTGGTGATAATATAAAAGGAATCCCTGGTAAAGGTGATAAATTTGTACAAACACTATTTGCTAATGATGAAATATCGTTACCTCAACTTACATTAGGGGCGTATATTCAGTTTTTAGGGGAAGAATATGGTATTGAGGAATTTTATAAAAATTATAAATCTCTAAAAATATTAGATAAATATGAAGGTTTTATAGTTCCTGAACCATTAAGTGTTACTAAAGAAGAAAGGACAATATGAGTTTAAGATTAGCATATCTGACTGAAAATGGATATGTAGCAAGTGATGGAGATTTAAGACATACTAAAGTAACTAATTTTTGTTTACCTATGTATGGATTTCATAAACGTGACTTTAAAAATAAATTACTAAATGTTTATATCTTACATGAAGTTACACCACATTTGTATGTGGTAACTTTGAATGATGATAGCATTAGTGATGTATTGGTTAAATTGAGTGGACATGAAGATTTTGTAGAATCTTTTGATGATGATGATGGTAAAGAGTTAGTTTTTAAACTTAAAGTACCTAAAAGACATGAAGAAGATTATTATAAAGTGTTGAATGGTCTCTACTCAGAGATTTCTAATGACTATAAGGAGGTATTAAAATATTTTTATACGAATAGTGTATATCCTATTGATACTTCACCTCTTATAGTTAATGGTCAAGTAGCTACGACTATGTGGGAAATCTTAAATCCCTCTGTAAGAAAGAGAGAGCAGGTAGCTAAACATTTTGGTGTAGAAGTAGATGCTATTAAGCAGTTAATGTCTAAACCAGATTTAAAGTATGAATTATATATAAAAGCAAATCAATTATACAATCAAGAAGAACAATTATGAAGAATCAATTTAGAACGAAGTTTAGTGAGGATATATTTAATCATAAATATAGACATGAAGGATGTGAAACTTGGGATAAACTAGCTGTTGTTTTGGTAGAGGATGTTTGTAGAGATAAACTATCTAAAACTGAAAAAAATCAATTAGCTAAATATATCACAGAAATGAAGTTTATTCCTGGTGGAAGATACTTATATTATGCTGGTAGACCATTTAAAGCATTTAATAATTGTTACTTACTTAGAAGTGAGCAAGATAGTAGGGAAGATTGGGCTAATTTATCATGGAAAGCCGAAAGCTGTCTAATGACAGGTGGAGGTATTGGTAATGATTATTCAATTTATCGTCCTAAAAATTCAGTTATAAATAAAACAGGAGGATTAGCTTCTGGACCAGTTTCTAAGATGAAAATGATTAATGAGATTGGTAGAGAAGTTATGCAGGGTGGAAGCAGAAGATCTGCTATTTATGCTAGTTTAAACTGGCAACATGGAGATATCCATGAATTTATACATAGTAAAGATTGGTATTCTATGAAAGTAGCAGGTACAGATTTTTCACTAGGTGATTTAAAAGAGAAGGATTTTAATTTTCCTGCTCCGCTAGATATGACTAACATTTCAGTTAATTATGATACTGAATGGTTAGAAAAATATAAGAAAACAGGTGATGTTGGTAGTGTGTTTTTGGAGAATGTAAAACAAGCACTTAAAACATCAGAACCAGGTTTTTCATTTAATTTCTATGAGAAAGAAAATGAGACACTTAGAAATGCCTGTACAGAAGTTACATCAGAAGATGATAGTGATGTATGTAACTTAGGATCTCTTAACTTTGCAGTTATAGAATCTAAAGAAGAATTAGAAGAAATTATAGAATTATCCATTAAATTTTTATTGTGTGGTACTCTGGTAGCAGATTTACCATATGAAAAAGTTTATCAAGTAAGAGAGAAGAATCGTAGATTAGGATTAGGATTAATGGGAATTCATGAATGGTTATTAAAAAGAAATTATAAATATGAAGTTACTCCTGAATTACATGAGTGGCTTTACATATACAAAAATAAATCAAATTATATCTCAAGGAAATTTGCAGATAAATTAAATATTAGTAGACCTGTAGCTAATAGAGCTATAGCTCCAACAGGAAGTATTGGAATCCTTGCTGGAACATCTACCGGTATTGAACCTATATTTGCAGTAGCTTATAAACGTAGATATTTAAAAGGTAGAACTCAGTGGGTATATCAAAATGTTATTGATGGTACTGCTAAAATCATGATAGATCAATTTGGAGTAGATCCTGGTAAAATAGAATCTGCTATTGATTTAGCTAGTGATTATGAGCGTAGAATTAAATTTCAGGCAGATGTACAAGATTATGTAGATATGTCTATTAGTTCAACTATTAATCTACCTGCGTGGGGATCTGAATTAAATAATGAATCACAAGTAGTACCTTTTGCTAAGACACTAGCTAAGTATGCTCATAGATTACGTGGCTTTACATGTTATGCTGATGGTAGTAGAGGTGGACAACCTATTACTCCTATTAGTTATAATGAAGCTAAGGAGAATGAGGGTAAAGAATATGAAGAAAAATTTACTGATATTTGTGAAATTTCAGGAAAAGGTGGACATTGTGGAGTTTAATTAATAATTTATGCATATTGTAGAAAAAGAAGATCAAGATTCTCTGGTAAAGAGACTTGAAACAATAAAATATGACCAAGGAAAGGTCTGTTTTAGTGATATACCTCAGTTAACCCTAGCTTCAACAGCTAGGGTTTTTAATTATGGGGCTAAAAAATATACAAAATTTAACTATATTCATGGTACTAATTGGTTAAGATATTATGATGCTGCTCAAAGACATATGCACTCCTGGATGACAGGAGAAGATATTGATGAATCAGAAAATCATCATATAGATCATGCTATAGCTTCATTAATGATGCTTAGAGAAAGTATACATTTAAATAGAGGTCTCGATGACCGTAATCATGAATATGATAAATCTAGTAGAGACACAAAAAAGTAAGTTTTCAAGTGACTGGTGGGATAAACTTTCAGTAGAATTTGAACAACAATATATGCAGGATATATATAACTATTTAATTTCCCGTAAGAAAAATTCTGTAGATATATATCCTTCATCAGATAAAGTTTATAAAGCATTTGAAGAGTCTTTTAAAGATGTTAAAATTGTTATACTAGGGCAGGATCCTTATCACACTACTGGTGCTGCTCAGGGTCTTGCTTTCAGTGTTTCTAATAGTTATCCATCAGTTCCACCATCTTTAGTTAATATATTAGCTGAAGTGGAAAATGATATATATGATGGAATGTATTTAGATAAAAATCCTAATTTAGAACATTGGTCTAAACAAGGAGTATTTTTATTAAATACTTGTTTAACTGTAGAAAAAGGATTACCTTTGAGCCATGAACGTATAGGATGGCAAAGATTTACACAAGTAGCTTTTCAGCATATTTGTGATAAAAATGAACCAGTAGTCTTTATGTTATGGGGGAATCATGCAAAAGCTTATAAACAATTTATATCTAATAAATACCACTTAGTTTTAGAAGCAGCTCACCCAAGCCCCTTTAGTGTTAAAGGATTTAAAGGATGTAAACATTTCTCTAAAGCTAATCAATATTTATTAGATAATAATTTAAAACCAATAATTTGGTAATATGAATAAACAACAAAAGAAAATATACAACTGGTTGACAAAAAGACCAGGGTACTTAAAGAAAAGTGCAGAAGCTATAGTAGATATTATTTCTGATGATGTTACATTAAAAGATGTAACTGTAGCTTTAAAAGAAGCTAAATTAAAGAAAGATAAATCTAAAATTAGTATAATAGATAGAGCTAAAAAAGTACCAGTTCAAATAAAAAAACAAGTAGATTATACATTTAATAATAGCAATTTTACCAGAAAATTAACCACACCAGGATTATATTTTATCTTTGGTTGTGTTCATGCTCCTTTCCATAAGAAGGATGCATTTAAAGCAGTATTTCAACTATTAAAAGATAATAGAGAGAGTATTGTTGGAGTAGTTTTAGCAGGTGATTTCTTGGATATGAATAGTCTAAGTTCTCATGATAAAGGTAAGAAGCCTTTAATGGGTGTTACTTTAGATTGGGAATATAGTGAAGCTAATGATTTATTAGATGATTTATTTGAACCATTAAGTAAAAATATTAATAAAGTATATCTGTATGGAAACCATGAAGATAGGTACTTTAGATATATGAATGATATTGATAATTCTAAGTTAGGAAAATCTCTCCCATCCCCAGAGATTGGTTTAAATCTTCAAGATAGAGGATTTAGATTATTAACTAACTGGAAAGAAGATCATATTACATTAGGTAATTATTTAGATGTTAGTCATGGTGAGTTTATAAATGTGCATACTGCTAAGAAGCATATAGACACATATAGACGTTCTACATTATTTTATCACACACATAGAGTTCAACAATATATTGAAGGACAAGTTGGTGGATATAATGGTGGTTCTATGGCTGATTTTACAGAACCTGTATTTAATTATGCATCTAGAGCTATGAAAGGTAGTTGGTTAAATGGATTTACTGCTGTTCATGTAGATGAACAAGGTTATTATCACATACAACAAATAGTATGTTATAATAATAGTTTTGTATTTGGTAATAAAATTTATAAATATTAGCCCTCTATCTCTGCAGGGATATGGAACGAAGACTTTTATAACTCCTCTTATAAGAGAACGTAACTTAACTGTTACTCAGTACCTTATAATGAAATAAAACTAAAACGTAGGTTAGCATAGTTTACAGATCTAGGGGTATTACAAAACTGTTTTTATTATGTCAAGATCATACAAAAAGAAAGCTATAATTAAGGATAGTGGTTTAGGTTTTAAAGCACTTGGTAACAGAAAGCTTAGAAGAAAATCTAGACAAAAAGTCAAATTAAATGATCCTGACTCAGTTTTACCAATTGATAAATCTGAAGTTGTTAATGATTACAATGTATGTGATTGGAAATTTGAGGTTACTAAGAAGAATTGTAAAAAAGTAAATAAAGAAGGTAAATTAAGGAAATAATGGCTGATATTAGCATGTGTAAGGGCACTGATTGTCCTAAAAAAGAAAAATGCTGGAGATTTAAAGCTCCAATTAATGAATTTAGGCAATCTTATATGATGGAAGTACCATATGATAAGAAAACAAAGAAATGTGAAATGTTTTGGAAATTTAAAGATAAATAGTTATGGAAGTATTAAATTTAGTAAATCAATATGATTCTACAATCAATTATGAAATTCAAAAATTTCCTGATGGTCAACAGAATGTTATTATAAAAAATAACAATTCTAAAATATCACGAGTATTAGTAAAATCTAGATTAAACAATTGGTTAGATTTAGAACTAATTACTTGTGCTGTAGCATCATTACGTGAATTAGGTGTAGAAGAAATTCATCTTTACATACCATATATTATAGGTGCTAGAAGTGATAGAAAGTTTGAAGAAGGTGGGAATAACTATCTTAGAGATGTTATTTGTCCTGTTATTAATTCATTAAACTTTAAAACAGTTACTTGTATTGATCCTCATAGTGATGTACTAGAAGCTTGCATTAAAGGATTTAAAAAAGAATCTAATTTAGATTTAGTTAGATGGATATTTATGAATCATCCTCAAAATACTAAACATATGGAAGATTTTATTTTAATATCACCAGATGCTGGAGCAAGTAAAAAGATCTATAAATTAGCTGAACAAATTGGTTATAAAGGAGATATTATTACTTGTAGTAAAGAACGAGATAATGAGGGTAAATTAACTAAATGTGTTGTACCTGTTAAAGATACTGGTCCTTTATGTAAAAAAGATTATATAATTATAGATGATATTTGTGATGGTGGTGCTACTTTTATAAATATAGCCAAAGAACTTAAAAAATTATATAACTATAATCATATCTATCTCATAGTAACTCATGGAATATTTAGTAAAGGATTTGTAGAATTATCTGAATATTTCGATGGGATATATTGTACTAATAGTTATAAAGATAAAGAGCATTATACAAGTAATAGTATTAATATTAATGAAGCCGCTATATCTATGCACTTTAGAGAACACAAAGTTAAACAATTAAACGTATTTTAAATGAACCCACTATTATTAGTAGACAGTTATAAAATCCATCATACAAAAATGTATCCTGATGGTATGACAAAATTATATTCTAATCTTACTCCACGTAAATCACGCATGAATGGTGTAGATAAAGTAGTTACATTTGGTATTCAACATTTTATAGTAGAATATCTTATTAAACAATTTAATGAAGAATTTTTCAAATTGAATGACAGAGGAAATGTTAAACATCTTAAACAAGATATAATAAAAGAATATAAACATCATTGTAATGTAGATACTACTCATATTGAAGCTTTATGGGATTTAGGTTACTTACCTATTGAGATTAAAGCTTTAGATGAAGGTACTTTATGTCCTATTGGAGTACCAATGATGACAATTACAAACACTCATCCAGATTTTGGATGGTTAGTAAACTATTTAGAAACATTAATTAGTTGTCAATTGTGGCAACCAATTACTTCTGCAACAATAGCCTATGAATACAAGAAAATTCTTGAAAAATATGCACTTGAAACTACAGGATCTACTGAAGGAGTACAGTGGCAAGGTCATGATTTTTCTATGCGTGGTATGTCTAGCGTTGAGTCAGCTATTTTGTCTGGTATGGGACATTTGCTTTCTTTTACAGGTACAGATACAATTCCTGCAATATATCAGTTGGAGTCAAGTTACAATGCTAATGGTCTTATTGGGGCTAGTGTTCCAGCTACTGAGCATAGTGTTATGTGTATGGGTACTAAAGAGTCTGAAATAGCTACATTTGAAAGATTATTAGATTTATATCCTAGTGGTATATTATCTGTTGTATCTGATACTTGGGATTTATGGAAGGTTTGTACTGAATATTTACCTCAATTAAAAGAAGATATTCTTAAAAGAGATGGTAAATTAGTAATTAGACCTGATAGTGGAGATCCTGTGGATATTATTTGTGGTTTAATAGATGATAAACAATTTTTATATCCAGATTTACCTATTAAAAAAGGTGTAATAGAACTTCTTTGGGATACATTTGGAGGAACAATCAATGAACAAGGATATAAAGTATTAGATTCTCATATTGGAGCTATTTATGGTGATAGTATTACTTTAGAAAGAGCTACTGAGATTTGTGAGAGATTAAAAGCTAAAGGATTTGCTAGTACTAACATTGTATTAGGTATTGGTAGTTTTACTTATCAGTATAATACCAGAGATACCTTTGGTTTTGCTATGAAAGCTACTTATGGTGAAGTTAAAATTCATAGTAGTAAATGTGTTGACACTGAATGTAATTGTGAAGGTATTTATTGTGAAAAAAGTGTAGAATGTAGAGAAATCTTTAAAGATCCTATCACTGATGATGGTACTAAGAAGTCTAAAAAGGGTTTGTTGTGTGTTCAACAAAATGAAACTAATGGAGATTTAGAAGTAATTGATCAATGTAATTGGGAACAAGAATCTAAAGGATTATTAACAACAGTATTTAAAAATGGTAAACTTGTAAAAGAAACTAATTTAGATGCAATAAGACTTAAATTAAATGGGTAAATTATTCGTAATAGGTGATATTCATGGGGGCTATAAAGCTCTCATGCAATGTCTTCAGAGAAGTAAATTTGATTATCAGGAAGATACTTTAATTCAATTAGGTGATATTACCGATGGTTGGTCAGAAGTATATGCTTGTGTTGATGAGCTTTTAAAAATTAAGAATTTAATTCCTATAAAAGGTAATCATGATTCATGGTTTGAAACATGGTTAAGATATGGAGAGCATCCTTGTTCTTGGTTACAAGGTGGAGATGGTACTCTTATATCTTATTGTAGAGAACTATCTAAAGAATATGTTCCTAGAATGGGTGGTTATACTACTAATCTATTATCTAGTGATTTACCAAGTTCACATTATGAGTTTTTTACCAATAAGCAAATTCCTTATTATGTAGATTCTGAAAATAGACTATATGTTCATGGTGGTTTAAACAGACATCATCCTATTGATGATATTCTTCATAATAATGAAGATGTTTTAATGTGGGATAGAGATTTCTTTATGGCTGCTTTATCTTATGGTAAAATTGAACCAGATGATATTCTTAAGTATCCTAATAGAGGTAAATTTAAGATTAATGGTGATTTTAAAGAAGTTTTTTTAGGTCATACATCAACAATTAACTGGAAAACTGACCAACCTATAAATGCTGCTAATGTATGGAATTTAGATACTGGTGGAGGTTATACTGGTAAGTTAACAATTATGGATGTAGATACTAAAGAGTATTGGCAATCTGATAATTTATTAGAATTATATATTAATGAAAAAGGTAGAAATTAATGGAAAATAATGATAGTGTCTGTTATATAAACAGAATAAATAAAATTGAAGCTATATCTGGTGCTGATAATATAGTATTAGCTACAGTTAATGGTTGGAATTCTATAGTACAAAAAGGTATCCATAAAGAAGGTGATTTAGTATTATGTATTACTACAGATGCTGTTATTCCTGAAGAATTGGCTATCCAATGGGGTGTGTCTACTTATCTTAGGAAAGGTAATAGAGTTAGGACTGTTAAATTACGTGGGGTATATTCAGAATGTATTTTAATAACAAATAAGGGTGATTATAACCATGATAAGTGGTTTGAAGGAGCTGATTGGATGGACTCTCTTAAAATATTTAAATTCCAACCTCCTGAAAGAGAAGTGGTATTATCTGATGGTAAGCGTGTTAAGATGAAGGATAATCCTAATTTTAATAAGTATTATAAGTTTCCTAACTACAAGAATACTCCTCATATGTTTACAGAGGAAGATATTGTAGTTATAACACGTAAGATACATGGTACTAATGCTAGATTTGGAATAGTACGAAAAACTAAACTTACTTTATGGGATAGAATTAAAAAATTCTTTACTAAAGACAAATGGATAGATTTTGAATATGTTTATGGTTCACATAATGTTCAAAAAGGATCTGATACTCAAGGATTTTATGATGTTGATATTTGGGCTGATATAGCTATTAAATATGATATTAAGAAAAAATTATGGAATTGGGTTAAGAATCATGAAGTTTTTAATGATGGTTTAATTATCTATGGTGAAATTTATGGGCCGGGAATTCAGGGTGAGAAATATTCTTATGGTGAAACTGAACATAAATTAGCACTATTTGATATAGAATTGAATAAAGAATATGTATCACGTTGGTTTTTTGATGATATTATAATAGATCTTAATCTTCCTACTGTAGAATATCTTTATAGAGGTCCTTGGAGAATTAAATTACATGATAAATTTGTCTTAAATCAATTTATAAATGGAACTAATGTGCCTCATGAAGGTATTGTAGTATCAGCTATTAATGGTGATAGACATAAAATATCTAAAATTGTAAATCCAGAATACCACACATTTAGTGAAAAACATTTAATACCAGATTCACATTAATATGAAACTAATAATAACTTTAGGAATACCAGGTTCAGGTAAATCCACATGGGCTAAGCAAGAAGCGATATCTAATCCTAAAACTATTATTAGGGTTTGTAGAGATGATATTCGTAACATGCTTGGTACATATTGGGTTCCAACTAGAGAAGATGTTGTTACTATGATAGAAAACTCTTGTGTAGATGTAGGTCTACATAAGGGTTATACTGTTATAGTTGATGCAACTAACTTTTCAAGTATGAATAAATGGAAACAACTTGCTAAAGATCTTAAGATTGATTTTGAGATTAAAGATTTTACAAGTGTCCCACTCAGTACATGTATTGAGAGAGATCAACAGAGGGAAAGACCTGTTGGTAAATTAGTAATAGAACAAATGTATAACAAACACATTAACAAATGAAAAATATATATTTTACTTCAGACACACATTATGGGCATTCTAATATAGTAAAAGGTACTACAAAGTGGGAAGGTACAGTTGATAGATGTAGGGATTTTAAGACTTTAGAAGAACATAATGAAACTTTAATTAAAAGTATAAATTCATTAGTTAAACATGATGATATATTATATCATCTTGGTGATTGGTCATTTGGTGGACATGAAAATATTAAGAAATTCAGAGATAGATTAGAATGCAGAGAGATTCACTTAATATTTGGTAATCATGATCAACATATTGAACCAATAGATAGTATTTATAGAGAATTATTTACTAGTTGTAGTCATAAATTAGAATTAAATCTAAAAATAGATTGTATGAAGACTAATAAATTTGGTAAACAATTAATCTTTTTAAGTCACTATTCACATCAAGTTTGGAATAAAAGTCATCATGGTGCTATACATTTATTTGGTCACTCACATGGAACATTAAAAGGATTAGGAAAATCTATGGATGTTGGTGTTGATACTAATAATTTATATCCTTATCATTTAGATGAGATTTTAGATATAATGAAAAACAAAAAGACAGAAATAGTAGATCATCATAATAAAAACACAAATTAAAAATTATATGAAAACAGGAGTATATAAACATTGGTCACAATCAGAAATGATTCAATTGAAAAGTATTGTAGATAAAGCATTAACTGCAAAGTCAGGTTATAATTTAGCTGCTAGAGAATTTGGTGTTAGTGAGAAGTCATGTCATATGGCTTATCGTAGATATAAGAATAAATTAGCACAACTAAATAAGTCAAATGTTGTAAATAGAAAACCTATTGAACAATCAACAGTTAGACAAGAAGTAAAATCCTCTAATACTTTAGAAATAAATATTAAAGGTATAAATTTAGATTTAAATAAAGGTAAAATTATTATTAATTATTAATTATGAAAAAAGGGAGATTTTTAGTCTCCCTTTTAATTACATATTATATTCTTGATATTTTTTATTATCAAAGAAATCCATTATTTGTGAAACTGGTTTAGCTCCAGGAGTTACTTTAGCTACTTTAGAACTAAAGGATTTTTTCCTCTTATCTTTACTATCATCAAATATAGATGGTATAGAATGCACTACATTAATTAAATAAT